ATGATTAACCGCATTGTTACTGGGATGTCTGCAAAGCAATTCAGAATAGCCAACGGTATTGAAAAAGGTAAAAGCATCCGCCCTTATCTATCCGATGAGCAGATTACGATGCTTGAAACTTTGCAGAAAGTTGATGTGGGTTTGTTAGTAGCTGTTCCGGACTATCAGCAGCGAAAGCGTCATCTGGAATGGTACAAGTTGAAGATGGAAGAAAACGCAAATTAAGGAGGACAACTATTATGTTTTATGTGAAAGAAAAACTGAACGATACCATGGAGGTATCTATTGAAATAACAGATGAGAATGTATTTTGTCATTGCCCTATGTGTGGTACCGAGGTGCCAGTAGACATTGCTGAAATCTTAAGTGACGGAGAGAGTGATCTATTTGGCACGGCAGTATTTTGTGATGAGTGTGGTAACAAGGTTAGAGCTGGAGGCAGACATTATGAGCATAAGTAAATTTAATTCAGAAGGATACCATGACCCAACTCCCCAGGAGGCATTAACCAATATCATAAAGGAGGACAAGGCAGCGTCAAAACCTGCCTTTAAGCCTCTTGTCTATATCTGCTCTCCCTTTAGCGGAGATATCGAAAACAATAATAAGCGGACACGGGAGTTCTGCCGTTTCGCATTAGAAAAGGGAAATATCCCTCTCGCTCCCCACCTTATGTTTCCTCAGTTTATGGATGACAGCAATGAAAAAGAGCGTGACCTCGCTATTTTCATGGATATTATTCTCATGGGTAAATGCCAGGAAGTCTGGGTTTTAGGTGATGTTATTTCAAGGGGTATGAGCATCGAAATAGAAAAGGCAAAGAAACGTAGGCAGCCTATTAGGTATTTTAATAAAGACTTTGAGGAGGTAGAGGCTCTATGAAACGGATGATTAAGGCACCTAAAGAGGTATGGGAGATTGCAATAGATAATTACCCAACAGAAACTGCTTATAGTGTAACAAATCGCAATAGAAAGTATCATGCTTTAGATTTTATTGCTTTGAATGAAAGAACATCTCAAAGGCTGCATGATCTTGGGGAGCGTTGCGAACTAATAATGCCCTTTGTAGCATCATTGCCGGTATTTCATTTAGAACTTGGCTTTTCTGACAGTGAAGAAAATAAAGAGCGTTCTGATCTCTGGAGTATAGCCTCAGATGTTGCAGATCCATATGTGGATTATGAATTTGGAGTATATGGAATGGATGTGGACTTTTCAGCAGATGAGAGCACGATTGCCTGTGATATAGGATTACACTATGGTGACCATTCTGGTGGCGGATACGAAGACTTGGGAACTATTCTAATTTTTCCGGATAAGGAAACAGATTCATTTCATATTGTGCCATACAGTTTGAGTGAGCTGAATGGTTTAGTTCTATACGATGATGTGAGTCTTACAAAAACAGTTCATTGGCTAATGTGTCTTTGGAATGGGATTCAATATGAGTTAATCCATAGACCGGAATTTATAAAAGTTAAACACAAACGGCTGTCAAATGACGAAATAAAAAAAGCTGCAGGAGGAACTGCAAGACACTCACAGGTGGTCAAGGTACAGAGAATAATCACAATTATGGATGACGGGAGTAAACCTATTTCTATTTCAAATGGACACCGTACCATTACTGTCCCAGTATGGGGAGTATCCGGTCATTGGAGAATGTGCAAATCAGGAAAGCGAGTATGGATTAACCCATACCTTAAGGGCAAACAACGTGATGATACAGAAACCTATTCGCAAAAAGAATATCGTTTTATAGATATGGAAGGAGTGGGTAGTAATGCGTGATTTGAGTATAGCTTACGGCAATAGCTGTATGGCAAAAACCTGGTCTAACAAAACCACTGTCCGTACAACAGAGACGGTGCAGGAATATCCGAAACTCCCTAAAGCGGAGCGTGACCGTGCAAAGGATAAAGGCGGTTATGTAGGTGGTCAGCTTAGAGGCAACCGAAGAAAGCGTGAAAATGTTATTTCCCGTTCTATGCTCACCTGTGATGTTGACAATGCCGAAGCAGACTTTATTAATAAATTTTATGATGAGTGCAAATATGCAGCAGCCGTTTATACCACTCATGGGCATACATCTGAAGCACCGAGAGTCCGTATCATTATCCCTATGACTCGTGATGTTACCTCAGACGAGTATGTGGCAATTGCGAGATATTTTGCACAAGAATGGGGCATCGATCAGTTTGATGAATGTTCATACCGTCCACATCAACTGATGTATTGGCCGACCACCCCGTCAAATGGAGAATATATCTTCAAGCGTATCGATGGAGAATGGCTTGACCCGGATATTTTCCTTGCGGCTCATCCTGATTGGAAAGACTGCTCACTTCTACCTACCTCATCCCGTGAAAGCGTTGTAAAAAACTATGATGGGAAGAAGCAGGAGGACCCACTCACTAAGGAAGGTGTAGTTGGGGCTTTCTGCCGTGCTTATTCTATTACGGATGCTATAGATACATTTCTCTCGGATGTATATGCAACAACAGAAATACCAAATCGCTATGACTTTATGGATTCAGATTCTATGCCGGGTGTGCAGATTTACGATGATAAATTTTCCTACAGTCACCATGCATCAGACCCTGCTTGCGGTCAGCTCTTGAATGCCTTTGACCTTGTGAGGCTTCATAAGTTTGGAAATGATGATGAGAAAAAATCGTTCAAGGCAATGTGCGAGTTTGCAATGAATGATGATAAGGTCAAGCTGCTTATTACAAATGAGAGACTTGCAGAAGCTGAAGAGGATTTTTTTGCAAGTGGTGATGACTGGAAAACAAGGCTTAAATATCAGCCTCGGAGTCAAGTGTTAGAGAATAGCGTGTACAACTTAAACCTCATTCTTAATAATGATCCGGATTTTGCGAATTTTGCATATAACGAACTTGCAAATCGCATTCAGGTCACAGGCCCACTTCCATGGGAAAGACCAGATGCAAACCGATTTTGGAGAGATGCTGATACGGCACAACTTAAGTCTATTATGGATATTCGATACCTTCCGTTCTCAAGCAGAAACCATGATGTGGCATTTACCAAGGTTGCTGATGATAGAAGTTTCCATCCTATAAGGGACTACCTTGATTCCCTTCCTGCATGGGACGGAGTAAAGCGTGTAGAGGATGTCTTTATAAGATATTTGAAAGCTGATGATACAGAATATATCCGCACAGTCACCAGAAAGACTTTTGCTGCAGCTGTTGCTCGTATATATGTTCCTGGAATTAAGTTTGACTGCGTTCCAGTGCTCGATGGCGATCAGGGTATTGGCAAAAGTACAATTGTTAAAGACCTAGTGACAGCAGATTACTATTCTGAAACTCTATCACTAACAGATATGGATGATAAGTCGGGTGCTGAAAAACTGCAGGGGTTCTGGGTGGTTGAAATAGGCGAGCTTGCCGGTATGAGGAAAGCCGACATCGAAAAGGTTAAGGCATTTCTCTCAACCTCAGATGATAAATACAGACCCTCCTATGGGAAAGTAGTCGAAAGCCATCCAAGACAGTGCATCGTCATTGCAACGGTTAACGGAGAGCGTGGATATCTGCGTGACATTACAGGTAACCGCCGTTTTTGGATTATCAAGGTACATCAGAAAAAGCAGAAGAAGACTTGGAATTTCACAGAGGAGTACAGACAACAATTCTGGGCAGAAGCAAAAGAAATATGGAAGTCCGGAGAAAAGTTATATCTTGAGGGTGATGTTTTAGAGGAGGCTGAAAAAGCACAGAAAGGTGCAATGGAGGCTGATGAGCGTGTTGGTATGGTCGAAGAGTATCTTAATACCAGGCTGCCCGATGATTGGGACAGTATGGATTTATACGCTCGTAGAAATTACTTAAGCGGTAGCGAGTTTGGAAATCCGGTGCATACCGGGAGTATTGTCCGTACCGAGGTGAGCAACGCAGAAATATGGTGCGAATGTTTTGGAAAAAGCCTGCAAGAGCTTAAGGCATCAGACAGCTACAGTATTGCAGCAATGATGTCTCAGATTCCCGGATGGGAGCGAACCACTAATATCAAGCGTCAGCCCATTTACGGCAGACAGCGATTGTATCACTACGGAGGATAAGAAACACAAGAATGCGTCACAACACAACTATTTCCCTTATATTCAAAATGCTTTTTTATAAAACGAGATAGTAAATACATGTGAGCGAACACGCGCGTAAGTAAATATAAGGAAATGGTTGTGATTTTGTGTCCTTGTGTCAGATGGGAGGTAAATGGTGACAGAAAAATATATAGAACAAAAACTGATAGCAGCAGTTAAAAATATGGGAGGCATTGCTCCGAAGTTTGTAAGTCCTGGCTTTAATGGTATGCCAGACCGAATTGTCTTACTTCCTATGGGAAGAATCGCATTTGTTGAACTAAAAGCACCGGGCAAAATGATGCGTCCTCTGCAAGTAAGACGAAAAAGGCAACTGGAAGCGTTAGGATTTTTAGTTTACTGCATTGATGGTGTAGAGCAGATAGATGAAGTGCTACGAGAGATGGGAGGTGATGCCGAATGAAGTTCATACCACATGATTATCAGCAGTATGCAATTGATTTTATCGAGAGCAAGCCAATTTCTGCAATATTCCTTGATATGGGCTTAGGTTAGGAAAAACAGCAATCACCCTTACTGCATTGTTTGACCTATGTCTTGATAAATTTGAAATAAGAAAGGTTCTTGTAATTGCGCCATTAAGAGTTGCATCTCAAACATGGGCAGCTGAAATAAAAAAATGGGATCACCTCAAAGGCTTATCTTACTCTGTGGCTATAGGAACGGAAAAAGATAGAATCAATGCTCTTATGAAAAGAGCCACCCTTTATATCATCAACCGTGAAAACGTAGACTGGCTTGTAAACAAGAGTGGTATCCCCTTTGACTTCGATATGCTTGTCATTGATGAGTTATCCTCTTTTAAATCCTATAGTGCAAAGCGATTCAAAAGCCTTCTAAAAGTAAGACCATCTGTAAAAAGGATTGTAGGTCTAACGGGTACACCTTCAAGTAACGGACTTATGGATTTATGGGCAGAGTTTCGTGTCCTTGATTTAGGTCAAAGGCTTGGAAGGTACATAACCCACTACCGTAGTGCCTACTTTATACCGGATAAGCGTAATGCTGAGATTATATTTTCATATAAACCACAGCCGGGTGCTGAAGATAGGATATACAGCAAAATATCAGATATTACGATTTCCATGAAGTCTGCGGATTACCTCAAAATGCCTGAATGCGTCATAAATGAAGTGCCTGTGTATCTAAGCGAAAAGGAATGGAGCATTTATTCTGATTTCCGAGATGAGATGGTAGCAAATTTAGGTGATGAGGAAATTGATGCAGTAAATGCGGCAGTGCTTTCCGGCAAACTCCTGCAGATGGCAAACGGTGCTGTCTATGATGATAAAAATAAGGCACACCTTATACATGATAGAAAACTTGATGCCCTGGAGGACTTGATTGAAGGAGCAAATGGTAAACCGGTGCTTGTGGCCTACTGGTATAAGCATGACTTGGAGCGTATTCAGAAGAGGTTTCCTGCTAGGCAGATAAAGACATCGAAAGATATTGAAGATTGGAATAACGGCGATATCCCAATAGCCGCTATTCATCCAGCGAGTGCAGGACACGGACTAAATCTTCAAAGTGGTGGTTCTACCCTCATATGGTTTGGGCTTACCTGGTCTTTGGAGTTGTATCAGCAAACCAATGCCCGCCTTTACAGGCAAGGACAAAATAAAACAGTAGTGATTCACCATATAGTTGCTAAAGATACCATAGATGAAGATGTTATGACTGCACTTACAAGAAAAGAAAAAACACAATCCTCTTTAATTGATGCTGTAAAGGCAAAAATGGAGGTGGTGCGATGACCGACCCTTATGAGCAACTTGCAAATGCCATTATCCTGCAAGCTGTTAAGGATTATAGGGATGCACTGAAGAAAATGAAAAAGCGTCCCCGCTATGATCCTGCGAAGGACATGATAGATGAGGTGGAGAGGTTCTTCCACACTGATTGGTATAGAGAACTTACCTCTGTTGATGGGAATTTCCTAATTGAAAAATTAAGATCGGAGGTAAGAAGAGCATGAAAGTTAAGGAATATTTACACCAAGCTTATAGGCTTGATAAAAGAATACAATCTGACATCGAGGAAATGGAGTGCCTCAGAGAAATGGCAACAAGTGTATCATCACCAAGCTGGGATGAAAAGGTGCAAACTTCACGCAATACAGATGCCAAGTTTGTAAGATGCTTAGAGCGGATTATGGATTTGGAAAGGAAGATAAATGCCGAAGTGGATAACCTTGTAGCCCTCAAAGAACAGATAAGGTGTGTTATAAACGAGGTTGCAGACACGGATGAACGCATGGTCTTACGCTATCGGTATGTGCATAACTTCACCTGGGAACAAATCGGTGACGAACTCAACGCTGATAGAACAACGGTTTACAGGTGGCATAATGCAGCTCTTAACCATGTGACTCTTCCAGAAGATCCTATTAAAATATAGTTTGCACGTTTTGCATCACTTTGCAACAAGATACCACAGTTGCATTTGTGTTATTATATAATCAGCGAAATAGAATAGATTTTAAGCCTTGTGGGTTCGTCCTGCAGGGCTTTTTCTATGCCCAAAAGCGAGGTGAAATGATGCCCTACAAACCAAAACGTCCTTGTGCTTATCCCGGCTGCGGTCGGCTTGCAGAACGTGAGCAATACTGTGCCGAGCATCAAAAGGCAATGGACAAACATTACAATCAATACCAACGTGACCCTGCCACTAACAAAAGATATGGTCGTGCTTGGAAACGAATCCGTGACCGCTACATCAAATCTCATCCTCTTTGTGAGGAGTGTGAAAAAGAAGGAAGGCTCACTCCAGCTGAAGAGGTACACCACATTCTCCCTCTCTCTAAAGGCGGAGGTAATGAGAGGAGCAATCTCATGGCTCTTTGTAAATCCTGTCACTCTCGAATTACTGTCGAGAGCGGTGACCGGTGGGGGCGGTAAAATCTCTAAAACTTTTTAAAGCGGACAGCGGCGTGGGGCTTCGTGTGAAAAAATGCGGTTTCAAACGAGGGAATAGCCCCCTCCCTGCAAAGTGAGGTGATTATATGGCAAAAGACGGTACAAATCGAGGTGGCGCTCGTGTCGGTGCAGGTGCGAAAAAGAAACCACTGGCTGACAAAATCGCCGAAGGAAATCCGGGAGGCAGAAAACTGACCGTGATGGAATTCAATGATACTGCAGACCTTAAAGGCCTTGAAATGCCCGAGCCAAATAAAATGCTCGAGGCTATACAAAAAGACGGTAAAGCACTGGTTGCAGGAGAAATCTACAGAAACACATGGCAGTGGCTAAATGAACGCGGGTGTGCTGTTCTCGTCTCGCCACAGCTTTTAGAACGCTATGCCATGAGTGTGGCTCGTTGGATTCAGTGCGAAGAGGCTGTCACAGAATACGGCTTTTTAGCAAAACACCCTACCACGGGTAATGCTATTCAAAGTCCATATGTGGCAATGGGTCAGAATTACATGAACCAAACCAATCGTCTGTGGATGGAGATATTCCAAATCGTCAAGGAAAACTGTACAGGTGAATATAGCGGTGCCAATCCGCAGGACGATGTAATGGAACGTTTGCTCACGGCAAGGCGAGGAAAATAAATAAGATAGGAGAAAAATATGATTACTTATAAAACAGCAGAAAGTGTATGTGCCGGACATCCGGATAAGCTTTGTGACCTCATTGCTGATAATATTCTGGATGCTTGTATGCGTAAGGATAAAGCTTCTCGTGTGGCTTGTGAGGTCATGGCTACTAAAGGCAAAATTATCGTAGCGGGCGAAATCACCTGCAGCGGTAAAGTGGATATCCGTTTCATCGTAAAAAATGTACTTCGAGAAGTCGGATACAATCCGTGGAAGTTCACAGTATTTGTGTTCGTGCATCATCAAAGTGCAGACATTGCGGCGGGTGTAGATACTGCACTTGAAGTGCGAAATGGTATTACTGACCCCTATGGTTCCATAGGAGCCGGGGACCAAGGTACGGTTTACGGTTATGCAACTAATGAAACCAGTAAGAACCTGCCCCTCCCACTTGTGCTTTCTCATCGTATCGTAAAGCGCATTGATGATTGCCGTAAAGGAAAACTCATCAAAGGAATTCTACCAGATGGCAAAGCACAGGTAACAGTGGAATATGAGGACGGTAAACCCAGACGTGTAAAAACGATTGTTGTTTCAGTCCAGCATGATAAAGACATAACCCAGGAAGAACTGAGTTCGGATATCCGAAATAATGTACTTTGGCAGTGCTTTGAGGATTTCCCATTTGATGACGGTACCGAAATCCTTGTAAACCCCTCCGGCAGATTTGTCGAAGGTGGTCCCGCTGCCGATACAGGCTTGACAGGTAGAAAAATCATGGTAGATACCTATGGTGGTCTTGCATCCCACGGCGGAGGTGCCCTTTGTGGTAAGGACCCAACTAAGGTTGACCGAAGTGGTGCCTACATGGCACGCTACATTGCAAAGAACATCGTATGGAGCGGTCTTGCAGAGAAATGCGAGGTCGCTCTTTCTTATGCCATAGGAAAAGCAAACCCTGTGGCTGTTGATGTGACTTCCTTTGGTACAGGTAAGATCACCGATGATCAGCTTGCCACTATTGTGCAGGAAGTGTTTAACCTCAGGCCTGCTGCAATCATCGAAAAACTACACTTAAGAAATGTAATCTACTCCGATACAGCGGTTTACGGACATTTTAATTCCAGTCTGTTCCCCTGGGAGAATGTCAATATGTACACAAATTTAAGAAAGGCGGCTGAGTTATATGCAGATAGAAAAATTGAAAACTGAGCTACTGATTCCAGCCGACTATAATCCTCGTAAAGATTTGAAACCCGGTGACCCGGAATATGAAAAGCTGAAACGCTCCATTGAACAATTTGGTTATGTTGAACCCGTTATATGGAATAAGACTACATCTCATGTTGTCGGCGGCCATCAGCGATTGAAGGTTCTGCTTGATATGGGCATCAACGAAGTCGAGTGTGTGGTTATCGAAATGAACGAGGAAAAAGAAAAGGCACTCAATATCGCCCTTAATAAAATAAGTGGTGACTGGGATAAAGACAAATTGATGCTGTTAATTGCTGACCTGCAAGGAGCCGACTTTGATGTATCTCTTACTGGATTTGAGCCTGCTGAACTGGATGCTTTGTTTAAGGATTCACTTAAGGATGGCATTCATGAAGATGACTTTGATGTAGATGCAGAACTGCAAAAGCCTGCACTCACCAAGCAAGGTGATATTTG